TACGATTTCGTTGTCATAGTAGACAACATTTAGTGGTTGTATTTTTCCATTCTCATCAATGCGTTGTGGCAAATCAAAATCTGAAATCATAGACGGTGCTGCATCTATTTTATTATAGGCGCTGATATACTCTCTAACTTTTGTTCTATATGGTTTTACTTCGTTGACATAATCTTCATAGTTAGAAAGATTGTCATTATTATAATTTGTTTTTTGTTGTAATTCACCGGCGTTATGCGTTGCCTTAATGTAGCTGGTTTTTATTAACCAATCTAAATAAGTTTGTTCGCTTAGTGCATATCTAAAACCAACAAATAAAATATCTAACCAATATTGTCTGTAATTGTCAACAAATATATCATTACGCAATGTTTCTAATATTATCCTTAATTCTAGACTAGCAGAGTTGTCGTAGGAGTCGTTGTCAAACAGTCCACCGTCAAAGGTTAGCAAACTATTTTTTAGTGTGTATAAATTATTAGAAAATTCGATAGTGCCATTTTGTCTACCGATTACTTGATAACTTTGTGTATAATCTTGACTAGTAGAGTTAGCATATTTTTCAAGTAGCATCCAACCGCCAGATCCAACATTAAATACCTTTATAGTATCACCAATGTTTGTTGTTAACAACGGAATTTGATAGGTATAATCTACGCTATAGTCAATCTTAGTGAATTGGTTGTAACCGCTGCTATACCAATCAATATAAGACCAAAAGTTTTCAACATTATAACTTTGGCTCTTTACTCGAGACCATAATTGTAAAGTATTGTCGTAAGCATATATACTCCAACGATCTAATGCCTGGCTGTCTGCTTGCACTAAAATACTGTATGGTCTTACTGTAAATGTAGTAGTTGAGGTATAACCAATTCCACTATTTAAAACTGTTACTCCAGTAACACGACCTTGGCCATCGATGGTTGTTTTTACTACCGCATGAATTCCTTGTCCTTTAATCGTGACATACGGTGCATTGACATAACCAACTCCAGTGTCAGTCACTGTTGCTCCGATAATTTTTCCATCTATAATAGTTGGTGTTAGTTTAGCAGGACGTAATACGTTAGTTGAAATAAATCTAATTTCTGCATCTGTGTCTATAATCTTGTCGTATAATCCTCTAGACGGTGCTGGCACAGATTCTTTTTCTTTTAAGTTTGTTAAGTCAAATTCATCAACTATTAATAAATCTTTTAAAATGCTATTAGTTCTTTCTAATATCTGTTTAAGAGCTTCGTATCGATAAACAAACATACTTTGTCTAGGACGGAATTCAATACCGTATTTCTTCTTAGGTTGAAGATTGATGTCTGGAACTACCCTGTCATTCTTATCTTTACCTACAAGGCTGTCAATCCATTTGTTTTCAATTGCTGCCGGAACTATAGAATCAGCGTCCTGTCTAATAATTTTCCACTGGCTGTGAATATTGATATTATTAGGATCAACTAACCAATACTGCACATTTAATTTAACTTGTGAATCAGTTAATTGATTTTTACAATTAAACAAGCTAACTCCAGACGGCGATGTAAATGCTGCAAATTTATATCCTTGACCGTTAGGGTCAGATATTAGTAAACTGATGCTGGCTGCAGAGATAGTTCTGCCTTCAACACTAGGAATTATTGTTTTATTTTTTACCCAATAATAGTAAAGATTTTTAAATGTTTTTGTTTGAGTGTCGTATTTTCTCTTAACACTATAAATGGTATCACCATACTTAGTAGTGCCGCTGACACCTTTGACTAGGCCTTCTTCTGTATCGGCTAGTTTATTCCATTGTGCAGGCAAATACTTGCTCTTTACCCACTCATAGACATCAATGCTGGCAGTTTCGTAAAGAGTATTCCAAGTGCTGTTTCTGTATATAACATCAACATCATTAGACTCTAAAAACTTAGCTCTAGTTAGATCCCACCACAGTGTTCCAACAAACCGATCAGTCCAATTTGCACCATCATCAACGGTTACTGCATCTGTGCCGTGACTGTAAATTGCAGGGTCATAATATGTTTTATATTTGATTTCTTGATCTGCAACTCCGGCAATTTTTCCTCGAATAGTGTCAATTGTATCAATATAGTTAATCAATTGATTTGTATCTGTATTATACAAATACATTTTCTTAATCTTGTCTATGTCAACATATTCAACTTGTTGGTGCTTCTTAGTCCAACTATAGTTGTTATTAGTTTTACTATAAATTACAATTGAACCAGCATTGGTGTTTTGGTCATAGGTAGCAAATGGTGACGAAACAAATATATTATCTCGCACTGTTTGAATAATTGCCCCGTATTCGTTTTTAGCTATCTCAATGTGTAAAGACAGCGTTTCGCCAAATATATAATTGTTTATATACTTGTCATAGACATCTATTCTGCCACTATCCACAAATCCGTCTATTATTGCATTTGTTGATTCATCAAAAGATGTTGCTAAATTATCAAATGTAGTAACAACATTGTTATCACCATTCTTAGAAAATATTACCAACGACTTGTCATTGTTTAAGAATTTTACTATATGTCCAAATTTTTCTTCAATTTCTGCATACTTTCTAGTGATAGTTTGATGTAAAGAATACGAAGTATTATTGGCAGCTAATACAAATACTGCTCCTTGATCGATAATATTGCCGTCGTATAAACCTGCACCAATGGCCAATGATGTGCCGTCGCTTGATAGAGAAATACTCTCACCTAACCTAACTGTTTGTGTTACATCAAGATCATTGCCGCTGATCACAGAATCTAAATTAAAATTTGTTCCGTTAAAACTATAAACAAATATTTTACCTTTATCTGTAAGTCTTAAATCTAACGGATCCCATTTAACTGTGTTGAACGATCCGCTCGACGTTAGATCTAATGTTGAATCATCTGTGCTGTCGACATCAACATCTAGTTCATTAAGAGAACTCCAATACTGCCCTTGATAATAAACAATATCACCAAAATTATATGCTAGATCAGATCTATATGGTCCTCTATAATTAGTATAGTTAATGTTATCACTACGAGGTGCTGATACTACAAGTTTAGATCCATTAGTTGTTAAATCAAAATCATAACCAAACGCATCATTAGCAAATACAGACTCTACTGATTCGCCAAGGAGAATTGTAGTGCTACCGTCAGCAACAACATCATTATCATATTCAAGTGTTGCAATTTGTTTTGGAACAAAACATTGTATGTTAGCATCTGAGACTTCTTGCCACAGGCTAGGATTATTTTCAAATGGATCTGTTGGCACTTCTGCCACTGCCTGATACAATTTATAGTTATAGAAAACAATTTCTCCTGCACTATACTCATATCCGGGATTATGATATCCGCGATAGGATCTAGTGTAGTCCATATGCCACTCGTAGCCACTATCTACCGATACATCGCCATATCTAAAGAAATACAATCTACCTTGATTATTATTAAATCCAGGACTGCTAATTACTGCAAGGTATTCGCCGTTGTCTTCTGTAATTTTTATTTTAGATCCAAACTTTTCATTAGCTACAGGATAAGGGCTAGTAATTACATGGTTAAACAAATAGTTTCCAGAGTCATCTTTTTGGTATATGTAGACCATACCTTGGTTAAACAATCCACTGCTTGTCCCTGTAGCAGATGCTTCAAGTAATCTAGCTGGTTGCCAATCTTCTGAAAATTCTGTGATCACTGTGCTGTCTGCGCCAATAGTGTGCAATGCTTCCCAATGCACAAAATTAGTAGTTACAATGTCACCTTCATTATAAGTTGCAGGTGCAGAGTAAGCTCCGGCATATCTAGTTTTTACGTTGCTAGCAGTAGGTGCAGAAATAAACAGCCAGCGAGCATCTTCACTGAAAGCCACTGTTTGGCCAAAGCCCCCAACAGAATCAGCTATGCCAGTTGCCGACTCTATACGTTGCTTCTGTATCCATATATTTGATAGATCTAATTCGAATATAACAACATCATTTGTAGTTGTAGATACTACTGCTTTATTAGCTGCTTCATTGATATAAAAACTTGTTCCGAATTGTTGATTCGGTAGAGGAAATGATTGTTCGATTTCTTTCTTAGAAAATACAGGACTATTTTCCCAAACAGCCCAAGTGTCATTATTTTCAACACCATCCGACCATATTAGTTCGTTTGGTTTTAATTGTTCCGGCAGGCTATCGTTAGCAGTATCAAATGTTTCAAGCCTTGATGTAATAAATTTATATATTAATATTTGTGAACTGTCTTCTTCAACTAGCCCTTTAGAAAAATTATCTAAATTAATTAAATTGCCGTCTATTGATTTAATTTTATAAAATCCATTTATACTAGTAGAATTAGCTACCATTATAATTTCACCAATCGCTAGGTCTGGCGCAGAATTAAATAGTAGTTGAATGTTAGTAACTGTAGTTGTTACAATAAATGGCACAGCATATTTTGTAACTCTATAGACATTCCAGTTTATTCCCTCAAACGCACACCATACATAATCACCTTCTACAAGAATATACTCTGGAGAATTAGTTAGCAATGTGTCTAAAGTATCTACATTAACCGCTACATCATCATAACGAACATACCCAGCAGTTCTTAAAAACTTATTAGGATTTACCACTGTTGGCCAGACACTATAGTTAAAATCTGCAGGTTTTAAATAGATGTCGTTGGTGTTTTGTCTAATAATAAAATCAGGAATCTCAGGTGTTTTTTCCGAAGTAAACTCAATGGCCTGTGGATTGATTTTAAACAAACTCTCATCCAACGTAATTTCAATTTCGTCGAAAGCTTCGCTACCGCCATACTGTCCTACACGAACTGCCCATTCTTCGTCTAAAGTTAAACTTTCCTGATTATCAGCACTAAGAACGTCAAACAATTTGTTTAATACATTTTCTGTGCCTTTCTCAATGATCATTCCTTGATAGAATTTATATTGACTAACATCATCTTTGATAATATTTTCAAGATATGTTCTCTTTTGATAACCTATTAAATGTTGTGCAACACGTTGTTGACCGGTATCAAAATTATCAGTGTTAAGATCGTAGAAATCATTAAACTGTTCTGCTTTATAATCCCAGTTTGGAAGTAATCCTTTAACTGGTTGTTTGTCTAATCGTGTCCAGTCATCGTTATTAAATTCTAAAGATCCTGCAATAGAATATTTTGCACTATAATAAAATTGCTTATATTGAACAATATCGCCTAGTTTGTAATCAGTCCATACTGCCCAAACAGACACATCTGCTTGGTCATAGATAAATCCCGGAATGTTAAAACTTCCGTCCCAGTCATTAGAAAGGTATCCGATAACTTTAATACGTTCTTGTCGATATCCAGGTTCAGGGTCATATATTACATCATTAAAATATGTTGTATTATCTAATAATAATACATGTTCTTTCTGTATTAGATAAAATGTAGCACTGTAAATTCCTTGATTGGTATTCTTTGGACTTAGAGTATAAACATTATTTTCTCTATTAGTATTAATAAAATCTGATTGTAGCGGTTGACCATCACTTTGTAATATCTGATATGAGTAAAAGATATCAAAAATATTATTAACTTGCGCTTGATTAGTTTTTAATGTCAATTGTTTTGCACTAGGGCTTAGACAAATAACACTGCCCACTGCCCAGTTTTGTGTTAGCCAAAATGCAAATTCTTTAGCACTAGTTTCCCAATTTGTAATAGCATTTAAATTATTATTAAAATTATCAAAAACAAAACCTATAGATTGTAGATACTGCTCGTAACCAATTAAAAAGTCAACAACATCTTGATACTCTGCAAATCTAGTTCCGTATGGTATACGAGATACAGTAGAATAAAATTTCTTTTTAATTTCTATATTCTTTCCGCCAGTAACTGGGAGACCGCCAAGTTTGGTAAATTTTTCAGAGTCAAATGTATCTTGACTAGTATGTGCCGTAGTGCAACGATAATATTGATTATCATACTTTACAATATTTTGTGCTCGGTATACTTGAGAGGATGTCCAATTAACAAATGGTTCGCTAATCCCTCCAATATTAATAACACGTCCGGCGCCTTGAGGTTGATAATAATCAAAATAAGGATCTTCAAAAGTATAACCTCTAACTTCGTAGCCGTCGACAAATTTCTGAATAATGACTCCGCTATAATTTATTTTTTGTATAGCAGAATTTGTGTTTAGGAAAATATCATAATTTTCCTCTGGAACAAATATGTTAGATGAACTCGAAGGACTCTTACTATCTAACAATAATCTAAATTTTTCTTTACTAGTGAATCCGCCTAACTTGCTAGTCAAACTACAAGTAATGTTACGTAAATCATTTTGATAAGAATTATATACTGCAACATTTGGTCCAGTTAGTAAATCAACTATCCAATTTAAAATTCCGCTAGAGTATGTTCGTTCTAACGATTGTGATGTAGCTGGCAGTATCAGAGTTTTTAACTGTAATCTTAAATTAGTATCTTTGTAAACATATTGCCCAGTTAAATTTTTAACTGTTCTAGATCGATCCAACCACAATCCTAAAACTTTATTAGGATTCATTAATAGTGCTGCTTTAACAAGGCTAAACGCATAATAACTAGATCTGTTCCAAGCAGTTTCAGTTGGTGCACCGTCGCCAAATGCAAAATCAGTGTTGGCATCTACTTGAATAAACCCTCTTACAGAGTTACTAATTAATGGACTAATTAAATTTCCGTATTCGTCTACAGGAATTCTGTCCACTAATCCAGGTCTAATAAATTTTTCTAATATAATAGACGAAGATCCGGGCTGTCTAACAACACCTGCTTGTAGGTCTTCCCAGAGAATTAAGTTGTCTGACGTATACGGTCTCGGTCCATACACTGATTGCCACCAAGTTGGCTCTATACTAAACCCAAGGCATTCCCAAGGGTGTGTATGCGGACGATCAGTATCTAACAAATATCTGTAAACACCTCTCCAATATCCCGGACTTGCTTCCCCTGTGGGTAAAGTATTTTTATTGTAGTTAAACGTAAAAGAATTTAATCTGTCAAAAAACTCGTTGGCTGTTAAATTACTATCTACTAAACTGGTCCATTTATAAAAGTCTCCGCTGAGGATATCTAAAAATTCATCTTTAGTATAATCATTAATTCTATTAACACCTGGTATAATATCATATATGTCTACAATATCTGCATCGTAATTTATTTTAATATTATTGTAAATTCTTTTTTCAAGTTCTAATAAAATGTTATCTCTATAATCGTTATAAGCAATAGTGATACTACCATCATGCCCTTGAATTACCATTGTAGGTTCAAGATAAGTAGTATCTTCATAAATTTCAGGAACAAACTTAGGCCATAATCCTAACTTTGTCGGTGTTGCTGGAATAAAACAACCATCAGTGGTTGTATATTCTACTATGTCTATAGAATCGTCTTCAGCTAACGGAGTTAAAATATTAACAAATCCCTCACTGCTAAATTCATAATCGATACCGTATACTAGTTGAATATCATTTAGATAGATCAAGATTGACTTATTTGATAATTCATCAAGTGAAAACAAAAACGACAATGGATAAGTTGTAATATCGCTGTCAAGAACTTTAAAATTATATGTTTGTCCTGCTCGGTAAGGAACCATGTCGCTTAGATAGTATTTGTCAGTGTTAGGTTTTGCTTCATTTATTTTAGATAAAACCAAGTCAACAAACTCACGAGGGTCAGTGTCAATACCTAAGCTGTTTGCAGCTGACAAAAACATTCTTTTAAATTTGCCGTAATCATCTCTTGCAATTTCTATAGCTTTTACAGCATTGGCTGTCTTACTACCTAAGTGATACAAGCTGTTAGTTAACGATCCGCTATGTTGAATAAATCTTGTGCCGAATTGCGATATTAGTCCTAAATCTCTAAGATTATTATTCCCAGGGAATGTTCCAATAAAACCGTTAACGTTGTTAACAATAGTGTCTACGTGGTCACTAACTTGTCCTAGTGTGAAGATACCAATACTTGCATTTAATGGATTGTTTTGTAAACTTATAGGAAGTTCGTAATATCCATTATTGTTTTTAGATTGTCTTGCTAATGATTTGATTGATAATACATCGGTTGCAGAAATATCAGAAGTTAAAACAATTTTTTTGTAATTTACTGCATCTTCTATACTATACCGATCACTAGAGACTCTTAGACCATTTACATAAACATTTAATTCCAAGTCTTGAAGTTCTAAAATATTGTCGTATACATCTAATTCAAAATTATTAGTTTGATCAGATCCTTTGTATATCCGAACTACTCGTTGATAATCATTGTAATAATTAGTGGTCCACCCATTGTTGTAAGATGCTGTGCCATTAAACACTTTTAAATAATTTTGAGATACATTTAAAGTGAGTAACTGGGCTGCTATTTTATAAGAGAATACATCTTGATTATAATCAAAATTAAAAACAATGTCTCCTACGTTGTTAATATTCCTGTAAGTTAGTGCAAATCCTAATTCTGTGTCAACTGTGCCAGTTCCTCTAGCATAAGAGAAAACTTTAGTTCCTTTAAAATTAGTGCCTTCATAATAATCAATATTAGCAATACTAATTTCATTGTTATCAAATACATCAAAGTATACGTCTTGGTTAGTGGTTGTTTTTTCTTGGCCTAAAATCCAACGACTACCATCATACCAATACATTTTTCCTTGGTTAGATCCTAGCTTAACTAATACTGTTTCGTCAATCATAGGTGCCGAATCATCAGTTTCAACTAGCGTTATTTGTTGTTGTCGTGTTGGGCCTGTTTGAATTTCAATGAATTTTACTTGAAATATTCTACCAACTACTCGAAGATCGGTGTCGGCTGCCACTAGCAGTCTGTGCCCATCGGCAAGGTCAACACCATCTACATTATATCCGATACTACCTTCAATGGTGCTGAATACGTCTGTAGTAAACGTGTCAATTAAATCTACATTTTGTTTATTTTGTGTTCCAAAATTATAAAGTTTCAATCCGGCATTGAATTCTATAATTGGACGCTTTGCTCGAGCTGCTTGATCGAGTTCAATGGTTGTTCCGTTGATTTCAGCTGTAATATCAATGATATCTTTATGAAACCATCGATTGTATCTACTCCATGGATTTCTATCTGGGCTAGATTTGTTAACTGTTATATAATCTTTAGTGCCAGCATATGCACTAGCATCATCAAACGGTAATGCATCAAATGAAGTATCATCAAAAAGTATAGTAGTTTGTTGGCTGTATCTGCTGATAATTTCCAAGTCGCTGGCAGCTACTAATTTGATTTTGTCTCCAACCCCTTCTACATACCAATACCCAGCTGCATAAGATTCCGGGGTAACATTACCTACAAATTGCAATTTCATACCATTGCTCAAAGCATAACCGTTGCCCATGGTATAATTCTTTTTACCTATAACTTCTTCAAATACATCAATGCTGGTATTTTCTTCAATGTTTTGTATTTGTAAAACTCCGCCAACGTTTACATCATTCTCACTGACATAGAATAAAATATTAGGAGCATCATTGGGAACAATAAATGTTATTACATTTCCGTCAACCGTAATTCCATAAGGATACTTGTTTAATAATCCAGATGTTCTTTGTGTTTTGATGCTAAACGGATGTCCAGGTGCATTGACATTAAACTTGTATGTCTGTCCACGATATAATTTTAGTATAGGGTTTCTAGTTAAACCATCAGGTGTAAACAAATATGCAAAATTATCACCTTCGTCAACTAATCCTACAGAAAATTCACTTTGTATTTCTTGTTGCTGACCGTAGATACTGACTACTTCAGGGCCATAGGGCAACCAATAGTATTGTTGAAAATTAACAAATTTGTCCCAATCAATCTGCGGATTCCAACTGTAAAATTCTTCTTTATTAATACGTCTATGATTATTAGTAATGCCACCTAACACATTAACATGGTTAATATGATCAAGATAATCTTTGTTAAACACTACTGAATTGTTGTCATCTTTAATAACAACACTAGGCTCTAGTTGATAAGTTTGTCTATCTGTAGTAGGAGCTTTTACAAATATATCATTGGCAGTAGTAGCTTTGCTGTCTTGGCGCCCAATGTAGCCGTTAACTTTTTTAACTGTCCCAGGCTGCATTAATTGGTCTAAGGTCGCGTGAACGAATTTTTTATTACTATCAGTTCTATAAAATCGTGGCAGTAAGTTAGAAACTTTTCTTGATAAAGGATCCAACGGCGCTGGATATTCGTTCTGATCGTTATTATATGACATCGGTTACCTTTTAAGAACTTGATACTTGATTTTTATTTGCAATTTTTTCTGTAGTAGTTATTGCACCGTTTGATTTAATTTTGCTAGCAGTGATGCTAGTAATAATTTCTATATCGTCAACTGTTGCACCGCTGACAAATATTTCATCCTTTTCACAAGATATTTCAAATAAACTACCAAAATATAAATTATCTGCCTTTGGCACAATAACAAAACTAACAATAAATGGGGCTAACTGAGACAACACATACGTTGACAACTCGCTGAAGTAGAATGTGTTTCCAAAATCCCAGTTCTCTATAGCAAAGAATTGATCTATTGCCACTAATATTCGTGTTTTAACATCGTTGTCGCTGATAACTTGATCTGGATTTTTAACAACTTTAAAAGTTGCTTGTAGATCAATAGTAGCCAATGTGCCAAATAATACCTTGTATTTCACAGGATGATAAATGATTTCATCGCTAATAGCTTTAATTTTTCTTAGGCTTGGATGCAGATCATTGAACAAACTATCACTACTTGGCGGCAATGGCTGGTCTTCAATTATTCCTTTAATATATTGTCTGTAATATGTGTCATACTCTCTTGTCAACACAAATATATCAATGATGTTTGTAATGCCCGGATCTATACGTGATTCATAGTCAGCATTGTGAATGTATTGAAATTTAATTTTATCCCTACCAATAAACACTTTATAAGCTAAACTTGGTATTAACGTTGATGCAACTTTGTCTAACTTTTTAACAACATCAGTGTCTTGAAAATAGAAATGCTGGCCTTCAGAATATGGAGTTAAGCTGCCAACTGCTGTTTCACTAGGTAGTATGATAACTTTTTCATCACTGTTAGATACATATCTGTAATCTTCTTGTCGATCACCTATAAGGTATTTTTCTTGGATAATGTATGGATTTACAACATTTGTATAATCAACAATTTCATTAAAAATTTCAGGATTGTCTACGACACTGTCTTCGTCAGAATCAGGAAAAGTTATTTCAATTTTTTTAGTGTCAACATAACCGTCTAATCCACTATACTCTCTTAACACCGCCCAATTTTTGTCAAAGGTAAACGGCGCAATATCGTTTGGTTGCGTATTAATGCTTAACACCTTTATGGTATCTTTTGCCACTGTGTTAGTTCTAGTGTCGTAAATTTTATCACTGCTGTCGTAATAAAATCTTACTTGTTGATCGCTTTCAAATACGTAACGCATCAATCTCGATGCAACTGTATAAAACTCATCGTCAGGAGTAAACAATATTAACCAACTAGCATCTAACTGTTGATTTGATTTGTCCCCTGATTTGCCGAGACTGAAACTATCAACTGTATTAAGGTTAGCTTCAAATATAATTTTCCAAGTTCTTGTAGTTTTATCGTAGCGTAAACCAAATGGTTTGTTGTCAAATACTAAATCGATCATAGTGGTAATTGTGCTGGAATCAATTACACTTTTGTATTTTGGTATAATTTTGATAACTGTTGATAGACTTGGAATTATGTCATTCAATATGATTGGGCCAAAACCTGTGGCCAATATTCCAGTATTATTTGCAGTGCCGTCACCGGTTACTGAAATAATTTTTGTCCATAATGTCGTTGTTCCATTTGCTGGTAAACCAGTCGACGGAATAGGAGTTAACTTATTATTATTTGATTTGTCAAAATACTGTCCTGTCGTAGCACGAAATTTTATTAATGCGCCAGGCTCAATATATGTTAAATCTGTAGATGTAAATTGCCCTACTTTTAATACTTGAAGTCCATCTTTGAAAGAGCCGGTGGACTGATTTGTATCTACTGTAACTGAGTTCCATGCCGCATTAATAGTTACCGCAGTGTCAATTTCATAATTTGCATAAAAATAATTTTTTAAATTATCATTTTTAATAATTTCAAATATTTGATTGTAAATTACATACTCAATGTCAGTTTTTGTAATATAAGAAAATCTAAAACTGTCGTTATATAATTCTTTGTATAATGCGCCGTCGTCGGAAAATAAATTTGTTTTGCTGTATTTTCCTGTTGGGTCAATTAAATCAAAGTATCTGCTTATTCCGCTAGAACTTCTATTCACTGCTTTGATTTTTAATAATTGTTGATTAACTGATAGAGGACTAATATTATAATCCTCACCTGTGATCATTCTATTCTGAGTATAATAATTTGCAGGGGCGTTGTTCTTTATACTTTCATTGGTTTCAGATGCAGACGCATTAACCACTGTTGAAGTTAAACTCATGTTGATGGTTAAAATTTCAACTTGTCCTGCATTGCTAAGATATGAAATGTCAATGGATACCGATCTAATATCTTTAGGATTGATAGAATACGAATAACCATTACTGTTTCTATAGTAGACTCTAAATGTGCCTAATGGTAAAGTTCCAAATACTCCGTCAGAAAAATTTAAACTGACTCGATCACCTACTCTGGTAATAACGCTGTAGATATTTTTAATATTTTTTTCTAAACTATTATAGATAGTATTATTACCTTTAAAGTTAGAAACAGATTGCCAATACTCGGATTCACGATTATTTTTATCTAATCGATATAACCACACATCCGTGTCGTTAATGTTCACTGCGTCAATGTCAATGACTTCATTAGATCCTGGTTGATCTAATGTAAAAGTTCCAGTGTTTAACTGTCCCTGACGGAAGTGCATGAAGAAGCCGTTGTTAGATGACCCAGGGCCTCGTCCGTCATCTTTGTAGATGAATGCCGGTTTAACTCCCTGAGCAGGTGCTTCTTCTTTGATTGTTTCATTGGTAGTATCAATTACAGTGCTGGTAATTTCAAAAGGCATATTTCTGCCATCCACTGCTTTAGTGAATCCAAAAACTGGCACATCTGTATTAATACTTTTAAGTCTGTATTGTTCTGTAGGCACACCAAAAATTGTAGCTTTGGCATCAGGTTTACCAAATTGACGATTAGTGTCCAAGGCTGCATTGATTACTTTAATAAACTGTTCATACCAGTTGGCATTAGTAGCATCATTCCATGTCACCGTAGACCCTGATAAATTTCTATTGTTTGAATCAATGATAGCTTCTGTAGTGCTGACGCTGGTAAATTTTAAAAATCCATTACCAGCTTGATTACGTTTGGCATTATAACTTAACAATCTTGCTAAACGTAACACACTTTCGCGACGTTCTGCTAGTTCTAAGAAGTTATCACGAGCATTAAGATCTACACGGAATGCAATGCTTTGTCCTAAAAATGCTATAAGATCTATCAGTGCTAGATATTCACTGCTTTCAATATAGTCATTGTAATCTTCAGGATAATTCTCTCTGATATAAGATATCATTACCCTGCGTAGGTTTTCAAAGTCGTAGCTTTGGAAATCAGCGTTTTTAAAACTCTGATAAACTCTTTTCCAATCTTCTGCTACTAGTAATCGATTTTGACGATCGGTCGATGACATCTTTTATCCTTGTTAATTAATATTTATCGAAAAAATAATCAGGGTAGTTAACTTACTAATCCGTTATCTTGATCGAATCTAAATTGCAATCTTTCAGCAATATTATAAGTCAGATACAACAATTCACACTCTATTTGTATTCCTGATTCGTATTGTGTTACTACTACTTGATCTGCTTGAACTCTAGGATCGAAGTTGATAATTTCTTCAACATTTTTAACTATGGCGTTTCTTACGTCTATAGTAAAAGGCTCGTATAACATGTCCCAAATAATGGTGCCGAACTCTGGATTTTCCAAACGTTCTCCTTGACGGATATGAAAGTGATTAATAATATCTTGTTTGATCAGTGCAAGGTCGTAGAGTCCAAAATTTTCACTGGCATCGCTGACTGTGCTGAATCCTTTATAGACTTTAACATTAGGTTGTTGCTGACTTTGAGCAGGACCTTTGACCGTAGTGCGTTGGTATAATCTATTATTAATTGTCATATTTTATTCCTCTTCTTGATTTTGAGGCGGTAACTTAGTAAACGTATCTATGGCAGCGGTATATGCATTCCAATAGTCAGGTGTAAAATTCATAGTATCTGTGTTATCTTCATATCGATCTTCAACATCTCTATCAGTTTGATCTGGTTTAAACTTTTCTGGGTCAAGATTTTCATGGTGAGGCCATGGTTCATGAGTAGGCACTCTACGCATGATTGTCTGTGTTAATTCATTGCCTTCTTCATCCGGAAGGCTGTGAGTTTTTAACGGCAGCGGCAATTCTGCTTCTGATGCAGATGCTGCTTCTCCTGCAGATGCTGCTCCCGGACCATTCATGTGAATCACTGGAGCAGTTTCTATAATGTTTCCACCTGCATTAGTTTCATTCGAGCCGCCAGATGTTTGAAAGTTATGGCCTCCAATATTAAGGTCAAAATTGCCACCTACAGTATTAGCAAAGTTTCCATCAAATAAACTATCAACATTTCCTACAACATGATGCAAATAATTTGTATCAAATAATACATTAACGTCTTCTTTTACATGATGTGTATATGTTGTATCGTAGGTAATATCCACTGCTTGTTTGATATGAATTTTTTGATTAGCATCAACAATTAAAATTTGATCTCCGATAACTTGTGTGTGCATTTCTTCGGCAACTTTGATATTGAGATTTCTGCCAGCTTCGATATTGATGTCTCTATCGGCATAAAAATTTAAATCTTGCTTTGTGTGTAGACTAACACTATCTTCAGCATAGATATCAATTTTGCCGTCGCTGGATAACTCTATCCAACTAGTGCCTCTAGCATTACCAATGTAGATTAAATCTTCGCTGTTATGCAATAAAATTTGATGACCGGTGCGTGTTCGTAACCTTATTAACTCATTATGCGGAATGTCTTTTAATCCGTCAGTTTCATCATCTTCAACTGCGGCATATTCTGGCGGGCCATCTGTGGGCGGTGTTTTTCTTAAAAACTTGTCATCACCGTCATCCATGACAAAACTGCTGCCGCCTAATCTACTGATAAATGCTTCAGGAATAACATGTTCAAACTTACCAACTTTACCTTTAGGTCCGTTCTTGTCGACTGGCCCTGGAGTTGAAATTCCAAATACTGCACTAGGAGTTTCTCGTCTGGCACTACTAGTTGTTATACCTCTGACGTCATCTTTTAACAATCCCTGTGTTGTGAATACAGTTTGCAGTGGAGTATGAACTGGCTTAGGAATTTGAGTAGTATCTCTAGCACTGACATCATTGGCTTTTTTGTTATACTCAGCTACTGGCACACGTTCTTCTTCACCGTCAACTTGATAAGAAGTTGCGGCATAACCGGGAACCATAAAATTCATGTTAGGGT